TGTCCTGTTTTTGCACAACATGATGGCTTAACAACTTATACAAGACTGCGTTCCGTAGACATACATGAAATTGTCAGACGCTCTCAGGGTGGCTCAATACTTGATGAATCAAACCTTTTGGCAGTTTGTCGTCCGTGCCACAGCCGAATAGGCAATGCGCCCGCACTCGCCTTTGAACTGGGTTTAGCAAAACATGGGTGGGAAAAATGAAGTTAATGGGTCTTGACCTCTCACTTTCATCAACCGGCATATCCATGAACAGCGTAACTAGCGTTATTCGCTCTAAGGCAAAGGGTGCCGAGCGTCTTTCTGAGGTAACTAAGAGCATATTGCACGAGTGTCTAAAAAACGAAATTGACTGCGTGGTGATTGAGGGCTACTCGTTTGCTTCCCGTAGCGGACAAGCGTTCAGTATCGGTGAATTGGGTGGCTGTATCCGAATGACATTGTTTGAATGCAATATCCCAATTATTGAAGTGCCGCCCACCTGCCGTGCAAAGTTTGCGACTGGACGAGGAAACGCATCAAAGGGCGAAGTCATCTCCGCTATCTCGGCAAAAACCGGAATTATATTTAGTGGTGCTTCTGGCAACGACGAATGTGATGCATGGGTGCTTGAGCAGATGGCTTTAACCTATTTAGGTAAATCACAATATGTCTGGACAAAAGAGCAGTTATCTGCTCTTGACAAAATAGACTGGTCACAAATGGATGGAGCAATAAATGCCTAGGAATAACCCAATAAGTCAAATTGAAATTGAAGGTGAATTACTGCGCCTTTTGGACCTGCTTGAGTCAGAAACTGAAGCGTTTGAATCCTTGGCCGAAGACCTTGCAAAAAAAGAAGCGTTATATAAATCCAACTGGGCCAAAGAATATCTTTCCGCCAAAGGCTCAATTAAAGAACGTGAAGCGTGGGCAGATTATAAACTTGCTGACGAAAACTTTGATTACAAAATTGCAGAAGCGCTTCTCAAATCAAAGAGGGAAAAACTGCTATCGTTACGGACCTCAATAGATGCGCTTAGAACCCTAAACGCAAACGTTCGTGTACAGGTTGGTCATCAATGACAAACATATCAAAAGACTTATTGTCGCTTGCTCTTCCAATAGAAAACCTTATTCCTCTTCAAAACAATCCTCGCAAAGGAAATATTGACGCGATTATGGCTTCATACAAGGAATTTGGACAAATGAAACCGATAGTCGTTCGTCCTGATAAGGATGGAACATATGTTGTCATAGCAGGAAATCATCAATTACAAGCAGCAAAAAATTTAGGCTGGACAGAAATAGCCGCTGTGCAAATGAATTCTAACGAAGAAAAAGCAATTGCATTTGCTCTTGCTGATAACAGAACGATGGAACTTGGACACACAGACCCTTCTCTTCTTAATGACATAGTTATTGACATGTGGGATGAATACCCTGAACTTTTTGAAGGACTTGGCTGGGACGAGTTTGAACTTGCTGCTATTCAAGAGAGCCAGTTTGAAACTGAAAACATATCACCGAGCGGAAATGGATACATTGCTCCGGTTTTGGTTACAGAACATTTTCAACCAACCAACGTATCGATTGAGCAATCTGAAGATGGAGAACGCAAAATTGTTGCTAATAACGATTTTGACCACAACAAAGTTGCTATATCTGGAAGCACAATGGTCTCTCCTGGTTCTGCTCCGCAGGCGGTAGTTCAATACACTTTGGTTTTTGACAATCCAGACCAGCAGCGCCGCTGGTATGAGTTTATTAGATGGCTTAGAAATGACCCAGCCATAGAAGGCAGTACAACTGCTGAAAAATTAATTGATTTTATAGACCAGCACATTGAAATCTAATGGCTATTGGGAGTGGCTCAGAAATTGGAACATCTTTTAAGTCTTGCAAAGATTACACAAAAGAAGATTGGGAAAATTGGTGGAAATACATGCGTGATAACTGGTCCGAATATCTTCAAACTGGATATGCCGTGTTGGTTCACAAAAAAGAAGGAAACTATTTTTACGACATAGAAGCGCGTAAAAAAAATCGTTTATTGAAGCAGGAAAAAAATGACTAAGCAGAGAATGTTTTTGAACATCAGTTGTCTTGATGCAGCACGCCAGAGAATACGCCATGTTTACGACACCTTTGACACGGTATGTGTTCAGTTTTCTGGCGGAAAAGACTCAACGGCTATTTTGTATTTAGCCAAAGAGGTTCACGAAGAGCGAGGGCTTGGACCTGTAAAAGTTATATTCCGAGATGAAGAAATGGTTAGCCCCACCATCTACGACTATGTAAACAAAGTCAGACAGTACGATTGGGTTGATATGGAATGGTATTGCCTTCCGTATGCAAATGAAGTGTGGGTTTTGGGAATTAGGCAAAACATACTTCAGTGGGACCCGATAAGGGCTGCTGAAGGAAAACTTGTTAGAGAGATGCCTTCATGGGCAATTAATGCATCGCATTACGGATTACCCATGGATGAAACACCGCCTGAAGGAATTGACTACTACACGCTTCAGGGTAAAAAGGGGAGTGTCGCTTTTCTTACTGGAGTTAGAGCCAATGAGTCAATGGTCAGATATCGCTCTCTTGTGCAGAAAGTACATGAGAATTATATTGTTTCTCCATACAAAATGAAAAAATCAATACCTTTAAAGTTTGCAAAAGTCATATACGACTGGCAGGCAAATGATGTTTTTAAATTTATTTCCGAAGAACACAATGCTGAATACTGTGAGTACTACGACCTTGCTGCTATGACTGGCTCTAATACGCGGGTTGGCATTCCCTTACACGCTGTTGCTATTCGCAGGATAGGTGACGTTGTCGCAACTGAGCCAGAGTTCTACGACAGGCTTTGGGATATTTGGCCAGAGATAGATGCTCAACGCCGCTGGTGGCCAGACTTTGACATGGAGAAGTACATTGAAAGTTACGCAGTCGACGGTTTTGAGGGCGCAAAACGGTGTATAGAAGAAAATACATCTGATGAACTAGATAAACGCCGAGGTATGGCGTATGTTGCAGATTTTAGACGCAAGCACCTAAAAGACCCATATTCATATCCAATCAACTGGTTAATTAGAAATCTTTTGACAAACGAATTAACTGGAGTGGCTGCTGCTCCAGTTGGTCCAAAAACAAAAGCAGATACACTTAGGCAAAAGGCAGCACAACAGGAGTTAGACAATGCACAAGATTGATATGGTCAAGTTTGAGGACCTTCAGATAGCACCATTTAAGGCGACTCATATTTTACGTCCTGACCTTCTTTCCCTATCTGCTTCACTTAGGGACTTTGGGTTTATAGTTCCAATAGTTATTCAAAAATCAACAAATATTATAATAGATGGCAACGAGCGTGTTCTTATTGTAAAAAGTCAAAAAAGGATTACAGACATAGTTGGAGATGAGTGTCCTGTTGTTGCGGTTGATTGCGACAACATGGAAGCACAAATGCTTCATCTGAGACTTAATAGGTCCAGAGGTAACTTGCTTGCAAAACCAATGTCTAAAATAATTAGAAATCTTGTTCAATCAAAGAGATACGACAAGTTTGATTTGGGCTCACTTTTGCAAATGAAACACGATGAAATGCAATTATTACTTGACGGTTCTCTTCTAAAGCATAAAAAAATATCGGAGCATTCATACTCTCGTGCGTGGGTTCCAATAGAAGCAGACCCTAAAATTACTCAAGTTTCACCATCAATTGAAAAACCACCCAATGCAGACAGGTGAATTACTTATAAGGTACACTAGGTAAAAGTGACCGAGGAGATTTACAATGCCACCAGCCGGAAGAAGATATCGTAGAGGCGGACGCGCAGTCCGTGCAGGAAGAATTCGCCGTGGCGCATCTGCTGCTGCCAGAGGTCTTGGCCGCGTATTTGGTCGAGGCGATGTGCAAACAGAAACGGTTGGCGACGTTGCCAGGGAAGCCGTCAACGCAGTACGAAATAGATTCAGACGCAACCGTTGACAGGTTCTTCCCGATTTTTCGGGGGTAAATAATGTTAGTTTCAGTACAAGAACTTATAACATATATGGACATTTCACTGTCCCTGAGACAGCAGGACGCTGCAGAAATTGTTCTTGAGGGTCTTCAGTCCGAATTGGAAACATACCTAAGAAGACCTATAGAGGTAACGGAATTTACTGAAGAGTACAAAATACCCGCCGACAGCATGGCGTCCCCGATGTCGTCTTTCTTTTATCAAGCAAATTTAGAGTCTTCTTTTTATACAAGCAACGGAAACGCAATGCAAAGTGCCATGAATTTTGCAATGCCACCAGAAACTGTTTATTTAAGAAATTCTCCTGTGTCAAAAGTTAAAAGCGTATTGATAAATAACGAAAGAACGACTCCGGCTTATCTTGGTGAAGCAATAAGAAAAGAAGGTTCAATATCTTCCGCTTCTTACGCTAGTGGAAAAATAACGTTCACTTCTTCTGGTCATCAACTAACTCCGGGTTTGTATTTAACAATTGAAGGTTTGCTTCCTATAGGTTATAACATCCAAAGAAAAAAAATTACTGAAGTGTCTTCTACAACTTTTTCAGTAAGCGTTGATTCAAACCCTGGTGCTATTACTGATTCAACTGGTACATATTTTGCAATGGGAAATGATTATGTTGTGCGTAGATACGGAATAGATGTTGCAAATATAGTTAACGGAGACACTATAACTATTAATTATGAGGCTGGTTTAGATGGCGATTCAATACCGTTTTTTAAATTACTCATACTCAGAGCGGCAACCCGAGAAATGCAAAACATGCATGATGATGTTGTCGGCATCAAGGATTTAGAGTCAAGAAATGTTGCCCCAATAGAAACCGGATTTTCTGAAAGAGAATTACTTTCTGTTAAAAAATACAGACGAAATAGGGTTGCATAAAATGCGCATACGGGTTGAAGTAAACACAAGTGTTGCGGAAGAACTCTTACAAGATGTAATGGACAGGGTTGAAGATTTGCGTCCTGTTTTCAAAAGAGCAAAAAAAGACTTGTCGGACATATATACCAAGCATTTTCTTTCTAACGGAAATGGAAAATGGGCTCCACTAGATGCTGAATACGGAGCATGGAAGTCGGTTCGTTTTCCAGGAGCGCCAACGCTTGTTAGGTCTGGTGGATTATTTAAGAGTATTGAAACATTTTCCATTAGTGAAATAAATCGTCAATCAGCAAGGTTTGGAACTGACGCACCGGTTGCAAAATTTCACCAATACGGAACATGGAGCATGCCGAAACGTGAAATTATATTTGAGCCACCGATGTTTGCAAAGAAACTAGCCAAAGACGCTGAGCACTACATTGCCGAGGGCGACTAATGGAACTGATGTACGGTGCTCAATTCGCCAAGAGTTATGTTAATTCTTATCTCAGTAGTGACATTCCTATAAGAATCATTGACTACAGGAACGGATGGGGCGCAGATGACGAGCAACTCCCGACTCCGGTCAAGTTTTTGACTTATGAGCCGATTGCTTTGGACGAATGGCCAACGATAATAACGGTCGTTATGTCCACGAACAGGATTGAAAGAATTGGATATTCCAACTCCAATCCTCTGTACAGAGTTAACTACACAATGCGCACCTACGTGTGGGTAAGGGATGTTGGTTCAGCAGAAACAACCCTAATGAGAGATAGGTTTACGACGGTTGTCAGGTCTGCTCTTCTTGATTACCCATGCCTTAAAGCAACAGACCCACAGGAGACTTTTCGTATACAGATAGATGA